AAAATTTTGAGGCTGATCTGGGTCGGCAACGTCTTTACCAACCAAGAATCCAGTCTTGATGCCGTTATTGTACTCATAGACAAGGTCTTTCAGAGGGTAACGAAACCCTGTCTTGTCACAGAAACCAAATGCGTATTTACCTTTTGCGTAACTCATCCGCCACCCATCACAAATGTATCATACGGCACAAACTTGATTGATGCTGTCTCTTCATCTTCACCAGACGCAAGCTGGAACTGAAACTCGTATTCCTGCTTGAGAGCCTGCGCACGTCCTGCAGCCTCTGGTTTTTTCATAGATAAGTAATATGCCAATCCAGAAACCAGAGCTGGAACAAAACGAGGCGGCACATTAGCCACATCTCCACCAATCCCAGCAGACAAACCATCAATACCTTTTAGTCTAAAGTATGACAAAGTGTATGTTGTATTAGCGTCGGGAACAGGCCACAGAGTTACTTTGACTTCCGTTGGGAGCCTTTGGACGTAGATTTGGGTCGGCCTACCTTGCGTGTTTTTGTTTGTTTGCTGCGCGTAGGTTGCGACACTGATCCTTTCGAGCGCGGTGTCGGTTTGGTTTTCACCTGTGCCTGTACGGACTTGGTGTTCGATGAGGTCAATCGTGTCCGAAGGTAATGTATAAGTTGCTGTGCCAGACGTAATGGATAACGTACCAGCTTCAATGGTAAAGAGATTAAGCCCACGGTTTTGCCACTCCAATGTTAAAAGGTTAAGACTCCTACGAGCCGTTTTAAGGTCATAGCCAGAGCGCATCTCAAGACCCGCCCGTTCATAGGCTTCCTCGAAAAGTTCTGGTAGGTCTGGTGTTACTACTGCCATGATCTTGTCCTATGTAACTACACTTCTGTGTCGTTTGGTTTTCTTTGCAATCTTTTTAGGTTGAGCCACATGCTGCTTACCTGCCTTAGTGCCTTGTCGTTTTGCTCTTGTGGTAGCTGCATACTCACTGCTGCTAAGAGACTTAATAGCCGAAGAAGGTAGATACCGTTCACCAGTAGCATTAGCACCTTGGGTAGACGGTTTGCCACTTTTAGTACGCCACTTCTGCTTGGTCCAAGACTTGAGGCTCTTCTGCGACTTCTTGAGTGCCATTAATCCCTATAACCGCCCCCTTTTGCCTTGTATTGTTTGGCAAGCATTTGGGCCTTACGAGCAGACCATTGTCCGGGTTTGCCACCTTTGCCACCAGCTTTGATTCTATTGAACAGGGCTTTACGCATACTTGGCTTAGTATAGTTACCTGCTGCGTTAACCTTGCTTTTAGATTTCTTTTTGGTCTTGCCACCTTTCCCAAAGCGTATGATGTCTAAGTCTTTTGCATCATCACCTGTGGACATCTTGCCACCATATGCCATACCTGTGTATCCGTTGGCATAAGCTGCGCGGGCCTGACGCTCCGCACCTGCGCGAGTAGGATAAGTTTTACCCCTACTACCCCACTTATAACCACCTTTTACTTTTTTCACAGGCATCTAGCACTTCCATCTTTTTCTAGCTTGACGCAAACGACTATTAGGGTCTTTAGCTGCTTTAGGAAACTGCTTCATTTGACCAGCAGACCGTGCGCAATATGACTTCCGCCGCTTCGCATCTTTGCTGCCTTTCTTTACTTTACCAGTAACGGCTGTCTTGAGTTTAGAGCCGGGGTTGTCCCTACGATACTTAGCCACACCCTTCTTGGTCATACCTGCACCAGACTTAGTCGGACGCTTGTGACCACCTTTGATGGTGTGACCTTTCATGGTTCCCTTTTTCTTTTTCTCAGGCATTACAGAGCATCCCCATTTTTAATGTAGATGATCTCAAAAGCCGCAGATATGTCAAATGTAACACTTGCTGAAGACGAAACAGCCCGTACTTCTATGTCCGTTTTTTCTGCAAATTTTACCGGAACAATTAAGGTGTTTTCAATGTGCATCCCCGTGGTAAGAGACTTTACATCTTTACTTTGAAACACCTCTCCATAAGGTCTAGCTACCAATGTCAATTTACACACGGCAGGTGTATTAGATGTCGTACCGTTGGAAACATCGTACTGCATCAGATAACCCGTATAGCCTGCGGGTACAGTCCACAACGCCATCAAAGTCTGGTTTGTTCCGTCACCGTTAATCGTGGCGTAAATGTTTGCAGGGACACCCGTAGTCACAGTTCCCGTTCCCGCATATACTATACCAGCGTTGTAACCGCCAGAACCTGCGGATCGCACAACCATCCGATTTATACGAAGATAAGACTGTGTGGTATTTACCGCAGTTTGTCCGTTTAAGGTAACCACCTCATTGATTTCATTGTAGTCACCATCCAAGCCAAACAATTCAACAGTTCTGGCCCCTGTCCCTGCCGATGTATCATTGGCAGAACTACTTGAAACCTTTAAAACAGAGGCCGCAGACAAGTATGAGTATAAACCGCCTTGTTGCCATATAGTTTCTGTTGAATCTGCAACTGCCACATTGTTACCAAACTTGTAAACTGACTCGTGATAAGCAATTTGCCCACGAGCAACTTGAAGCTCAAACGGCTCGCTAGTACCGACTCTGGATATAGAACTTACTTGACGAGCCATGAGAACCTCTTAATTATAAAACACCGTCATAGCGGTGATGTTTGTGAGTGCAGAAACATAGATGTCGCTGACACGAATGCCATCAGACGGAATGTTTACTGAGTGAGAATCAGACGCGATAAAGTCCAAATCAAGAACTGTAGCACCACCATTCCCATCTTTGATAGTTAAGCGAGGCGCACCAGTTGTTGTCAAAACCTGAATCTGACGGATACGCGCAGGGCCAACACCCGCTGACCCTGTAGCTGTTAAGCGTTTGGATTGTACATCAGAGCGCATACGTTAGTCCTTCTTCTTAGCAGGACGACCACGCTTCTTTTTAACAGGTTTTTCTTCCCACGCCTCATTCACATCAGGTGTAGAAGGATCATCTGCTTTCAGCGTACCGTCTGAGTTACGTGCGCGGACTTTTTCAGTCTCAACACCAATACCGCGTCTTGCGAGTTCTTCAGCACTAGGAGCTTTAAACCTACTCATCGGTCATCTCCTTATGCAGCTACAGTTGTACCCAAGTCTACACGAATCCAGTTTGTGCCGTCTGAAAATACTAGGTTGCCTGTACCATTTCCGGCTGTTTCCGAGCCTTTTAAAGCGTCTGAAGCGTATAGAATAGTTCCTGCTTCGTCAGTTGCTGCTGGAAGAGTGGCAACTGTGTAGGATGGAACTTTAATGTCGCCAATGAAGCCATTTGTGGAGGTCACTGGACCTGAAAATGTAGTTGAAGCCATATTAATACCCCTTGCACAAGGTTTCGCCTAGCAGTCTGTGCAATGTCAGGTGGGGCAGAATCCTGTCTGCAAGGCTGATGTTACCCCAACAGAAGAATAACACATCTTTTAAAAAAAGAAAGGGCCGCGTTAGCAGCCCTCTCAAAAGTTCTATTGAACTAATTATGCACCCGGTGAAGCGTACATACCTAGTGGATCAGATACACCGAATGAGTAACGCTCACGCGCTTTGTAGCGCACGTTACCTGTATCGAAGTCACCATCCATAGATGTAGACATAGCTGTACGCACAAAGTGCTTCATGCCATTTGGAACATCTGTAGTGATGAAGAACGCATCGTTATCAACTAGGTAGTGGTTGACACGATAGCCTTCTGGGATCGAACCATTCGAACGCAATGCGTTGATGTCGTTATCCGCTGTACCTACACGTAGCTCTGTTTGTAGCAAACGAGTTGCAACGAACATAAGCGCAGGTGGAACGATTAGCTTACGAGGGCGAGCTGCAATCAATAGGCCACGCTCATCAGTGAACGCTGCAATATCGATAACTGCTTGCTCTAGTGAAGTTTCGTTCAAGTCTGCGTTTACTGCAGGACGGTTTGAGTTTGTTCCACCAGCAACTGTTGGGTGGCTAGTTGAGAACAAAGTTACGTCGTCACCAGAGTTAAACGTAGTGAAACCGTTGTTTAGCAAAGAAGCCGCTTTTACCTGCTTTGTGTACGCCATACCGCGAGCAAGTGCTTTGGTGTAGCGAGCAGATAGTGAATCGTACAGGTTATCTTCCATCGCTTCTTCAGTGATAGAGAAGCCCATTGCAACCGTTTCGTGGTTGTAGCGAGCTGTGAACGATTCTTGTGCATTATCATACGAAATAGCAGCACCTTCAGCTTTCACTGGAGCTGCGCCAAATCCTGATAATTTGACCTCCTCCTCAAAGCTACGCTCTGAGTTTTCAGTTTCGTAAATCTCTGAATGCTCGTTCTCGTACTTGTCGTACTCAAGACCGAATAGTGCATTCAGGCCGGGTAGTAGCTCTTTAAGGAGCTGGGCGCGTGAAATAGCCATAATCTATTCTCCTTATAAGCCAGTGTTGTTTGTCATCTGGTGTGCGCCCGGATTGATCTTTACAAGAACATCTGGGTACGCATCATCTGCAGGTGACACATGAGCAACGATGCGGAAAGCTGCTGCTGCAGTCTTCACTGTCGCATCCAATGCAGAAGTAGAGTTACCTGTAGCTGTGTTACCAGTTGAGGTAGACTGCGCTGCCGCAAAGAATGTGTTCGCGCCAATGATTGTTTGCGCTCCTGCACCATCAAGCTGCGCTTGGAATAGTACGTTCGGATCGTCAACAACATAGGCTTTAATATCACCACCATTGGATGTGCCTGATGGGTAATACTGAGCCTGAACTGTTTGGCCTGAAGAGTTTACATATTCACAACCTACGAAAACACCGATGGTGCCTACGCCTGTTGTACCTGAAATGCTGTTAGTGGTCAGGTCTGCACCTGTACCAGTAGCCAGCGCGATATACCCATCGGCCCCGATGATAACAGCTTGCCCATAAAATAGGTTTGTTGCTTCACCTGCAGGATCGATGAGATACTGGGACGTTGCCCCAGCGTATGGCATTCCGTCCGCACGTTTGACGGGCTTTAGGCCATAAGGAGCTGCTGTAGTAGCCATAGCTCTATTTCCTCACAATCTGAGTTTCAACCAAGCAAGCTCCCCCGAAAGGTTACTTGCCAAACGATGATCGTGTGCTTCGCTCTGGATTCAGAACGGGCATACGAGGGTCTGAGTTGCGCAAGTAGCTAGTGTCTACAGCTTCCATCTGGCTTGCGGCCTGAAGGCTCTGTGCGTCACGTCTAGCTTGCACGTTTTCGGTTGAGTTTTGACAAAGCAATAACCCACCGACCTCAATATTGTCTGTAAATCGTGAATCGATATCAGACACAACTTGAAGGTTTGGATGATCTTCTGCACGAACAGGTGTCCAGCCCTCACGGAATTTAGAAGAAACGTTCGTATTGTCACTTTGTCCAAGTGTTGAGGTGCGAATCCAGCGGTATTCAATACCGGGCTTGGCTTCGGGGACAGGTAACATAGAAGGTCTCTGCCATGACACTTTACGTTGATCCGCTTCGCGGGTCTGTGTGGTGCGTGAGTCTCTATTCGACATTATTTCATTTCCCTCATTAATTGCGCCGCATATTGTT